AACAAGGCACGTCGTGCTTGGTTGACTGCTGAGGCAAAAGATGCGTCTGCTATTCTAGGGTTAGATTTATCTGACTCTGCTAACTGGTCTGTAGATGGTATGGGACGTGAGGTCTTAGAACTTAATGTTCTAAATCCTGTTGCTACTATCAATGGAACAGATCATCAACTTAAGGTTGAGATTGTAGAAACTATTGAGCCTACTGATTGGCAAGCTCAAAATCTACAAACTTCTGCTAAACGTAGAGGTAAAGATGGTGCATTCATCACGCACAAAGGCATGTACATTTTCGCTAACACAAGAATCGTGTTCGATAATGCAAACCATGTTATGCTAGAACCAGATGCTGCTGTTAAAGCTACTTCTGGTATTCCAGCTGGTGTTGATGTAAACACTGGAGAGTTGTTTTCCTAATAACACTTCCATCCCCTGTAACTGAGTTCAAAGCAAGGAGCGAAACCTTGCAGGGGAACTATTCCATTCGCCACATAACATAACAAAAGGTTTAAGACACATAGCAAATAACACTCCTGATGAATGGACAGGAGTTGTTATGTGTTCTTGTTATTTCGTACTAAATAATAGGTACGGTCATAATAGTTACGCTAACAATTAAAAACAAATAATTATGAGTAAAATGAAATGGGTTAAAGAAATATCAGAAGACCCACAAGCAACAGAGCAATTGTTTAATCTAACTACAATTGCAGAACAAACTAAAAAACCATTTTTTAGTTTTCAAGCACAGAACATTACTACATCAGTAGCACGTGCAATGTGTACATTAATTAAAGATGAACTAACAAGACAAGATTCCTATGACAGAGAAGAAAGATTGTAAGTATACAATAGAACTGACAGAAGATCAAATGCGATTAATTGCATATTGTATGGAAGACATTTGCAGATTTGCTTGTGGTCAATGGCAATTACAATATACTGTTCAAGAAATGATAAAAAACTTACCATTTGAAGAGTATATGAAAAGAAGAGTTGATGCAGAAGAACATTTAAGACAAGCTAAACGTGCATTATTACCAGACTTTGCAGACAATCAAAGCTATGGATATAATAGTACCGAGTTTATTGGGAATACGTATCAAATTTATCGATCTATTATGCATCAGTTAGCAATAGATCATAATTGGGATAATGTCTATTCATCTCCTGCATTACCATCAGGTACAATGGGAACAATTAAAATTAACAAAGTAAAAGAGTAATTATGAGTAAACAAACAGCAGTTAGATGGTTAGTAAGCATACTAAACAAGGATGGTTTTGCCCCTGTGCTAACTAATGAGGAGATACAAGAAGCACTACAAATGGAACGTGAGCAGATGGATAATGTTGCTGAAGATTGGTGGAATGAAGGAGCAAGTTATGTTTATAATGGTGTTAAAAAATATGAATCATTTAATAAATACTACGAATAAACATACGGAGAATGATAACATATATTGCAAATACTATTTTTATACTTGTGATTTTATTTTGGGGATGGTTATCATATTATCTAATTTATGAAGATAAATCATCAAACAATCTCACCAACCAAAGTGAAAGACAAGAGAAAAATAATGATTATAACAACGATTATCACCCATAAATAGGAGGTCAAGATGAACGAAATTAAAGTAGTCAAATTACACCACTTTAAATAAAAAGTTATGAAGAAATGCTTTGATTGTCAACGGACATATCCATTGTTTATGTTTAGTAAATCCAAGATGGGATATCAAAGACCTAGTGATTATGGTGTAGTTAAAGTATGTAGAATCTGCAACTATAAAAAGTGGTCAAGAGATATGTCAGCATGGAGATATGATTTCAGTATTAGAAAGTTTCAATTAGTAAAATTTAAAAGCAAATGGGAGATATTAAAACAAGTAATGAAATGACACAAAAAGAAAAAGCAGAAGAGTTGGTAAATAAATTTACGCCACATACAAGGTTATTTCTTGATGAATTAGGATGGACAGATTGTTTAGATGCAGCAAAATGTTGTGCTGTGATTGCAGTGAATGAAATATTGAACACCATAGAGTATTCGTCACAAGCTGATGAGCTAAGTAAAATTTCATATTGGGAGGGAGTAAAAAATGAAATAAACAAGCTATGAGTAAAGTAGAAGAATTAGATGTAGAAACAGCGCAAAAATTGTTACTTTTAAATCTTGTAATGTGGAGTATGCAAACTGTGCATGCAGTAGACGCAGTAGAATCAGTAGGTTGGGCATTTAATCATAAAGTTAAATATCATGCTAAACAATTGGTTGCTGAAATACTTAAGCATCATGGTAAAACATTACACCAATTATGGGATAATACAGAGACAACTCTGCCTGAAGTTGTACAATACCTTGATGCTTATACTGAACGTATGGCTAATACAGGATATTGGATGCTACCAGAATTAATTGATTACATTGATAAAGCAAAAGAAGATTATGTTAAACGCGTATCAGAGGTATCTACTACAACAGTGTAACTACGATATTGACACTATATCTAGCACATTATGGTATCAATTAGCATTAGGCTATCACACTACTTTTGAAACTGTAGCAGAAATTGTTGGGGAAGAAGCTGAGTTAAATGACACTACAATGAGAATAGTAGCAGCTGTATTATTAAGCATGCATAAAGCAGAACAAAAACAAAATGATTCATCTAATTAATTTTAATGATTCGCTAATTGAATATGATCATCCAAACATTAAACGTAGTGAATGGAATGACATGTTTGATTATATACACAATAACAGTGAAGTTGTGTATGGCGTAGACACTGAAACATCTGGATTTAGTTTTGTTTCTAAGAAGTTATTAATGTTGCAAATAGGGGATATGAAAGAACAATTCATTATTGATTGTCGTAATACAATATCCGATAGAGAAATGCAACTGATTAAACTGTTTTTAGAATCAGAAAACTATGTCAAGATATTTCACAATGCAAAGTTTGATTACAAATTTCTTAAAAAGAAGTTTAATGCTAGTACTGATAACATTTTTGATACGTATTTAGCCGAAAAGATACTAAACTGTGGGAAAACAGATTATGGGTATGGACTTGGTAAGGTAGTAGAAAGATATACTGGCAAAACTCTTAATAAAGAAATACGAGGGAGGTTTACTGACACACACTCTACTCCATTTACTATTGATCAGATTATTTACGGGGCTAAAGATGTTGAGTATCTAATAGATATTAGAGAAAAACAGTTAGACTTTATTGATTTGCAAGGACTCTCAAATGTTTGTAAGTTAGAGATGAAGGCTACTAGAGTCTTTGCAGAGATAGAATATGAAGGATTAATAGTAGACAGAGAAGCATGGGATAAATTGAAAGATATTAATATAGAAGCAGCTAATAAAGCTGAGATAATTCTACAAGAATATGCTTACAATCTCCCAGAGTTAGTAAAGTACAGAGAAACTCAATTAGATTTGTTTGCAACTGAAGAAGTTAAGCGAACAATTATTAATTGGGATTCTCCCTCTCAAGTACTTAAAGTATTTAAAATTTATTTCCCTGAGATTGAAGATGTTAACGGAAAGAAACTTAATCCTTACAGATATAAAAGCGAGTTAATCGATGTTTATATCAAGTATAAGGAGAAGTCTAAGTTAGTATCAGCATTCGGAGATAACTTTTACAATTATGTAGAGGAGGATGGGAAGATCCACACTAGTTTCCAACAAATATTAGACACTGGCAGAGTATCCTCTAGTGAACCTAATATGCAACAAATACCAGCAGATAACATGTATCGTAATTGTTTTATTCCACCTAAAGGTAGTGTCTTTGTATCTAGCGATTATAGTTCTCAAGAACTTAATGTAATTGCTTACGGATCACAGGACCCTGTATTCTTAAAGGCGTTAGAAAACAATGAAGATTTGCATTCAGTATGTGCTGAGTTAGTATTTGGAACTAAATGGATTGAAGCAGCTGAACCTGATTGTGCGTATATGAAAACGAAAGAAAAGTGTGATTGTAAAGCGCATAAGAAACTCAGAACACAAGTTAAGACAATTAATTTTGGATTAGCTTATGGTATGGGACCTAAGAAGTTAAGTGAGACTATTAACTCAAGTCAACAGGAAGCTAAGAATCTTATTAAAGATTACTTTAAAGCTTTTCCTAAGATTGAGAAGTTCCTTAACAATTTAGGTGAGTTTGGTAAGAAGAATGGTTACATAGAAACATTCCCTCCATTTAGACGCAAGAGATGGTTTGATAACTGGACACCAAAGATGTATAGTGAGAAAGAGAACTTTATGGAACTTGGAAGTATTGAAAGAGCTAGCAAAAACACACCAATACAAGGTAGCTCAGCAGATATGACTAAGTTAGCATTAGTTTATATTATGCAACATATCGAAGATAATAATCTACCAATTAAGATTGTTATGACAGTGCATGATCAGATAGATACAATTTGTCCAATAGATCTAGCAGAAGAATGGAAGGACACAATGAGTGAGTTGATGGAGAAAGCAGCGAAAGCAGTGATAAAGAATGGGTTATTGAAATCAGATACAACTATAACGGAAAAGTGGAGTAAATAATGTCGTAAAAGTTTATTATATTTGCGACAGAGTTTTTGTGGACTCTGATACTTTTTCGTTAGTATTTGTTTTTATTGTTTCGGAATAAGGGGGATAACGATCCTCCTTATTTTGTTTTATTACAATTGAAATCTCTAAATACAAACAATATGTTTAAAATTAACATCACCGATTACGGTTTCAGTATGGACCTAATTGAAGCGCAAGAATGCATTTCTTGTGGAGCGAACTACTACTCAACTGACAATTCACACATAGATGGATTGTGTCCTGGATGTAATGCAGAATTACTAGCTATTTCAAAAGAAGAAAAACCAATAACTAACGAAAATTATGAATAAGAATTTGAACTTTGAACCAATTGATGTAGATTTGTCTTGGCCTAAAGAAAAGCTTTTAATACAAAGTTCTGTGTACCCAGAAAGAGAGTACAGTTTTAATGAGTTAGCTACACTTCACGCAGAAGGTGGAAAGCAAACTAACTTAGAACGTATTGAGAACAGTTTGAAGCCTTTCAAAGCCAACTTATTAACTATTTTAAAATCAGAGCAATGAGTAACTTACCAGCTGGAGCAGAAAACGATCCATACGCACCATGGAATAAATCTAATAGATTATGCAGATATTGTGATGCAGATATTCTAAGAGATACTATTGCCAATGAAGTTCTTAAAGATCCAGACTGTGACGAAGATTGTATTGATGAACAAATTGAATTAATTTTGTCAGAACAATCTTTATGTACATCTTGCGCTAAAGAAGAATACTATGACTACACAGACGAAGACTAAAAGAATGTCAAAAGCAGAGAAAGAAGCTTTTGCAGCTGAAACTTTAATTAATGCTTTAATGCAAATCGCAGGGTATAATCTAACTGCACATGATTTAGCAGAAGAAGCAAAAACAGTTACAGGCAAAGAATGGTATAATAAATATACTATGACTCGTGAGCAAGAAAAAGAGTGGATGGAATGGGGCACAGATTATTTAAGGAAGTTTCTTAAACACAGCAGTAGACAAGCTCATTTGAATATGCAAATGATGAACTTAGCTTATGGTTTAAGAATACATCCAAGACCAGAGCAAGAACAAGATTAGCTCCGTTGGCCAGGAGATCGTAAAACACAGAAAGCCTCTGACATAAGCTCAAATTACTGTTCTCATCGTATAGGAGATAGAGTTAGCCTTCTCGACGTCGTTTAAAAAGGCAGATAACACAGTGGCGACATGCGTTGTCGTATGAGAACTACGCTCATTTATAGGTTCGAATCCTATCTGTGTTCTAATTGTCGGAAATACCGACATACCACTAAAACAATTAAAAACAAATTATTATGAATGACGAAAAACTTTACAGAGGATTGTTAATCCTATCTAGCATTTTAATGCTAATGGCTATTACTGCTACATCAATTGGAATCTATAAAATGATATCATTATGAGTCAACAAGTATCATTTAGAAACAGACATGGTGAGCATATTATTATGACTTATGATGGAAAAGAAACAATCACTATGGTTGGTGGTGAGTTTTTTAATCTATTAGATTTTGCTAGAACTGCTACAGATAATGATGGGGAAGTTATTATGTTTGATCCTCCTGGTGGTCCATGTATTTATGGGATGGCTCATTGGGATCCATCAATTGATCACAAAACAAGTATGAATTTAAAAAGCATTGATCCTTTATTTACTAACTTGTATGTAAACAAGATAATAATCAATGACGTAGCAGAAACAGTACAAATTAAAGTAAAACAAGCAGACGAAAATGGCAACATCATTACAAGCAAGCTTAGAATTAAAGAATCAAGAACAGAGGAAGGCTCTTAAAGCATGGCAATCAGCAGGATTTAAAGGTTCAGTATTCGCAGGTACTGGATTTGGTAAATCTCGTGTTGGTGTTTTAGCAGCAGGAGAAGTTCTTAGAAAATGGGGAGGTAAAGCGTTAGTATTAGTCCCAACTAATCAATTACAAGATCAATTTGAAGAAGAGTTTAAAAAATGGGGGTATCATGATATCCTAGATGATGTAGAAATCGTATGCTATCAATCGGCTTGCAAGTATGAAAACAAGCATTATGAAGTAATTATAGCCGATGAAGTTCATTTAGGTTTATCTGACGTTTATATCCAATCGTTTACTAACAACACTTACAACAAATTGCTTTGCTTAACAGCAACTCCTCCAGAAGATCCAATGTATTTAGTAAGATTACAAAAGATGGCTCCTATTGTATATCATATTACTATGGATCAGTGTGTAAAGATGGGATTAATTAGCCCGTATAAAATTTATTGTATTCCTGTTGAATTAACTGATGAGGAAAAGAAAGATTACTCTAAAGCTAATAACATGTTTGTGCAGTATAAGTATAGACTTGGACAATTTGATGCATTCAGTGAGGCTAACCAAATATTAGCTAACCCTAAATCTTATTCTAAAGAAGAATATACTAATGCACTTATGTTTTACAAAGCAATAAGAGATAGGAAGGATGTAGTTCAAAAGGCTTATAACAAAGTTTTATATGCTAGTAAACTAATTGGTTATCATGACGGAAGTAGAATACTAACATTTGCAGGAAACAATGAAATAACTGATGCAATTAACGCACAAGTTCAAAAAGATCACGGAGATATCAGTAGAGTATATCATTCCAAACTAGGAACTAAAGCAAGAAAACAAGCATTAGAAGATTTCAAAAATAAGACAGCAAATGTATTGTGCTCAACTAAAGCTCTTAACCAAGGCTTTGATGTATCTGATGCAGAGATAGGGATAATCTGTGGATTAGATTCTAAAAGCTTATCAATGATACAAAGAGTAGGACGATTGTTACGATTAAGTCCAGACAAAGTTGGAACAGTAATTATCTTGTATGTACCAAATTCTCAAGAAGAGAAATGGTTACAATCAAGTATAAAAAGTTTTGACAATATTGTTTGGATTGATAAACTTTCTTCTTATATTTGTATTGAGAATCAAGAATCAGTATAACAAAATTTATTATGACTATTGAAATTAATACTGATCTACTCAAACAGCTAGGTATTACAGCTGATGAGTTTTGTTTTTTGATCTTGACTTATCGCAAAGAGAGTATTGAAGATTTAAAGTTAATTGTAGACCAACACAAGTTAGAAGAAGCTGGGTACATTAAGTTGGGAGAAGACGAGGTCTTTCTTAGAGAACACTTTCTGCAATATGTAGAGAGTTCATTTGATAAGATGTGGCATGGTCTTCTCTCGACATACCCGCTTAAAGTCTTAGCTAACGGTCAATTACGAATTCTTCGTGCTAAAGATCCAACTTCTAAAGCTAACGCCAAAGCTAAAGTTAAGTATCAAAAGATTGTAGGTAATGATGTAACTAAACATCAGCACATTATTGAGTGCTTAAACAGAGAACTACAATTGAGAAAGACTAGCAATAGTTTAGGTTATATGCAGCAATTAGAAACATGGATCAACAACTACAGTTGGGAAAAATACAGCGATTTAAGTGAAGATGGAACAACAACCAAACTCAAGTCCGAAGGACGTATCACAAGACAACTCTAAAATAACTGAGTTTAGGCATATCAAAGATGCCGTCAACAAATCAATCCAAGAAGTTAGAAATGCAAAGCTAGGTAAGCGCGTTGTGTTTCCGACTAAATGGCCTAGATTAAACAAACAGTTATTAGGTGGGTTGCAACCAGGCAAGATGTATGTTATTGCTGGTAGACCTGGTGTAGGTAAATCTGCATTTAGTAATCAGTTATTATTTGACTTATTAGATGTCAATGTCAATGCTCCATTAGTAGTATTGTATTGGACATTTGAGATGCCAGATTATCAACAGATTATGCGTGCTGCTTCAAATGATGCTAATCTAAAGTTCTCGCAACTTTATTCCGTAGATCAGCCATTAGATGACACAGGCATGCAGAAATACGAAGACGCTGCTAATAAGTATGCTAAGTATCCCATTTACTTCTGTTCTATTCCACAGAATATGAATAAGATTAAAGACACGAACAATAAAGTATCTGCAAGGTATCCGTACCATACCATTGTAAACTTAATTGATCACACTCGTCTTATCATAGGATCAGAAGACACAGAATTGCAAAAGCTTAATACAGTATCAAAAGCCTGTATGTGGATGCAATCTAAAATGGGGTCGATAACAATCTTATTATCGCAGTTAAACAGGAATATCGAGCAAGAGTTCCGAGCTAAGAATCAATATCAACCATTGCTTACCGATTTGTTTGGTGGAGATTCTATTGGTCAGGATGCTCATGTAGTTATCATGCTACAAAGACCATTTGATTTGTATGGTATTACAGACAAGTATTGTGGAGAAGAACCTGAAAATCTTCTAGCTTGTCATATCGAAAAGAATCGTGATGGTTTATTGGGTATGATCCCCTTTGAAACAGATTTATCAACATTTACAATTAAAGAAAGAAAATGATGCAATTACCAACAGAAAAAGTTGCAGCGGCTAGAAAAAGCCCTAAAAACTTGGTAGTGTATGGACAGCCTAAAGTAGGTAAGACAACAGCGTTAGCAAAGCTGGATGATTGTCTTATTATAGATTTAGAGCGTGGTTCAGACATGGTAGAAGCTCTTAAGATTCAAGTTAGTAATCTTAGAGAACTCAGTGAAGTAGGCAAAGCTATTATGGGAAATAAGAGACCATATAAATACATTGCCATCGACACATTAACTCAGTTAGAAGTATGGTGTGAAGCAGAAGCTAAAGAGCTTTACAAACAAACTCCTATGGGTAAAAACTTTGATAGTGATAACAAAGGACTATCAATACTTTCATTACCTCAAGGTGGTGGCTATTTGTATTTGAGAATTGCAGTTAAGAAATGGATGGACAGACTAGAGATGCTAGCTGATCATATCATTTATATCGGCCACCTCAAAGATAAAATGCTAGACAAGAAAGGTAAAGAAGTAGCAAGTAAAGATTTAGATTTGACTGGTAAAATCAGAAACATTGCATGTGCAAATGCTGATGCTATCGGACTAATCTATCGTGAAGGAGACAAAACAATGATCTCATTTGATTCTAGCGAAGACATTAACGCAGGATCAAGATGCGAGCATTTACGAGGCCAGAAGATGGAACTGGACTGGAAGAATATTTTCATCGATTAATTTAAAACTTTTAAAACAAAAACCAAATGAGCATAGATGCTAGAGTAGAGACTACTGTAACACCAGTAGCAAGTAACGAAACAATTAAATTGACTGTTTCTGGAATTATTAATGATCTAACTAACGGTTTGGATCGTGAGAAGATTGCAACTAAATACGGCTTGACTAAACAAGAAGTTAATGAAGTATTTAAGCACCCTAAATTGCAAGGTCTTCGTGTTAAGCGTAAGCCAGCTGTACGCTTTGTATTAGAAGATGATACAACAACAACTGAACCTGTAAATCCTCAAATTACTGATTCAGTAACTATGGAACTTCAATCAGAAGTAGATCCAGGTTTTGTTGATGCATTTAATGATGCAGACGCAGCAACTCCACTTTACAAACAATCTTTTCAATAATCTTTTAAATTAAAAACAAATGGCTGTACAGTCGAATAACTCAGAAGTAGAAGTATCAGGTGGAGTAACCCTGTATACAGGTATCGCACCAGTAAAAGTAATTGCAGTTAACCCAACTTTAGATGAACTTAAAGATCTAGGAATTAACGCTAAGACAGATCCTAACTATTCAGTCTCTATCAACAATGAAGAGTACAATAAGATTACGTTCTGGCTTGAGTGTGCTAATCCTAACTTTAAAGTTAAGTTTGAGATTTTGATGCAAGCAAATCATCGTGAAAGTAAGACAGGTAAGTTCATGTGGATCAATAACGTAGGTCAAACTACATGGTCTGAAAATGTACCTGCTTATGACTGGTGGAAAAATGCAGACAAAACTCGTAAGGCTTATGTTGGAGAAGATACATTGATTGATTTTACTAAAGCATGGGCTAACGTAGCTAATGGTGGAGAAGTATCATTTGATACTATTGATGCTATTGCTAAGGGTGATGTTAAAGAAATCAAACAATTAGTAGCTGCATTGAAAGATAACTCTTTGCGTGTATTGATTGGTGTAAAAGATGAAAAGTATCAACAAGTTTATGGTAAGCACTTTGGTCGTATTAAGCCAATGCGTGATGCTGACTTCGTTAAAGCTTTGAATGGTGATTATGGTAACTTCAATGCTGAATACAATAAAGATCTTAAACTACAAGTTTATGCGCCTTCATTGTTGGTAGCTGATGAAGATGCTGATACATCTGCAGCAATGGCATCATCAGATGATGGTGACTTGTGGGAAAACTAATCTAATGTTTAATAAATGATTTAAGGGGGGAGATTATATCTCCCTTCTTTATTCATTTTTATACTTTTGTATGCATGATAGAAGTAAGAAGCAGTGAGGATTATTTACATACAAGCGTTATATTAGAGAAGATCACAGAGTATGATATCTTTAGGCACTATTGTCACAATTTTAAGAATATTGGTGAC